GTACCGGAGCGAGGGGCCGATCTCGTCGACCTCCAGCTCGATCGCGGTGCGCTGGTTGCGCTCACGGTCCTGGTACGAGCGCTGACGGAGGCGACCCTGCGCGACCACGCGGGCACCCTTCGCCAGCGACCCGGCGATGTGCTCCGCGAATTCCCTCCATGCCGAGCAGCGCATGAACAGCGCGTCGCCGTCCTTGTACTCCCCCGACGCCTTGTCGAAGGTGCGCGGGGTGCTCGCGATCGTGAAGTTCACCACCGGGAGACCGTTCTGGGTGAAGCGCAGCTCGGGATCCGCGGTCAGGTTGCCGACGACGGTGATCACCGTCTCGCCGGCCATCAGACGGCCTTCCCGCCGTGACGGTGGCCTCGCGTGAGGTTGTAGGCCAGCTTCTCTTCGATGACCGATTCAAGGTCGATGCCCCACGCCCCGGCTGCGTCGAGCGCCCGGATGACGATGTCGGCGAGTTCGGAAGGCACACCCTCGGGCTTGCGGGGCGCACCGTTCGCGTCGAGGGGCTCACGCTCAGAGAACGACCCGCTGTGGTCTCCCACCCCGCCGGTGTAGTACCTCTCATCTGCGTCTCGGCCGTTTCGGATCTCCTCGATCGCCTCGGCCACCTCCGTGGTGATGAGTGCGAGACGAGTGATCTGCGCGTTCACCCGCGCCTTGGCGTCGAGGTCGGCCTCGTTCGTCGTGCGCCAGCCGTTCGCGGCGTTGATCTCGCCGATCTGCTGCTGCAGCTCCTTGATTGTGCTCATGCTGTCTTCCTCTCGTGGTCGTGGATCGCTCCACGGATGAATCGGTTCGCGGGAAGGTGCGCCGCTCGACGCACGGCCCTGACTCGGGGGAGCATTTCTCCCGTGCGCCCGGCGATGGTGGCGTCTGTGAGGCCGGAACGAACCAGCTGCACGATGCGCTCCTCGACGGTGGCCGGGGAGGTGATGTCGGTGATCGCGGCGACCAGGATGTCTTCCACGGTCACGCCGCGATCGTCCGCGACGGTTGCCAGTCGGCCCCAGATGGCTTCAGGGATGAACACGGCCCGCCCCCGGGTGACCGGCCCGCTCAGGTTTTCAGAATTCATTGCCCCAGACCTCCCCGTCCTGTCTCATTTCCCAGCGCCGGAGATCCAGGAATTGCTTGTTCCGGAGGCGTGCGTTCTGGCAGGCGATGCACGGTTCCAGCACTCCCCCGTCGTGGTCTTCGCAGAATGGATTCGGTGGGAGCACTTCTCGCGACATCCGGGCGGATGGAGTCTCGCGCTCGCCCGCACTCTCGCTCGCTCCCCCGCTTTCGCTCTCCCGCTCGCCCTCTCTCTCCCCCGCCAGGCGTGACTCGCGAGTGACTCGCGAGCGACTCGCGAGTGGCGGGGGCGGTTCCGGGAGTTCCGAGCGTGTGGGGCGGTCGATTCGTCCCCATTGCGTGAATTCGTAGAGCGAGATCCCTCGGACCTCGTAGAGCACCAGCACACCCGCGTCGTCCAGCTCGAGCAGATGATCCACCAGCACGGACTCCGTCACGTCGGACTGCTCCGGGTACACGTCGGCGAGGATCTGTCGCAGCTCGACGCGGCCGCGGCCGTGGTCGTCGGCATGCATCCGCAGTCCCTCGGCGGTCGCTCTCAGCGCCGGCGGCAGCCGTCGGATCTGCTGGAACGCCTCGACCGTCATCGATCTTGGTCTGGTCAGCGTCATGGCGAATCGTGCCCCTCAGAATTGCGTCTACTGCTGCGGGGAGCTCGTTGAGCTGCACCCGGTAGCACTCGGTGTACCCGCGGCCGCGGCGCAGGATGATCTCGGAGTCGTCGGCGGTGGCGAAGGCGCGCGGCCAGGTTTTCGCGAGTTCGCGGAGCGCGTACGGCTCCCAGGCGGCGGGGCTATCGCGCATCATCATGAGCACCTCGCCGCCGGTCTCGACCATGTACCGGATGCGGGAGTCGCGCCACATGATGCCGACCTTCAGCACCTGCTCGGCAGGCCAGTACACGGCGTAAACCGTGCCGAACGCAGGGCGCTTCACGAGATCACCTCGAGGTGAGAGATCGCGACGAGGATGGCCTCGCGTAGCTGGTCGGCGTCGACGGCGTCGAAGCGCACAACCGCGTCGCCGTAGAAGTCGACCGCGAACGGATTCTCGAGGGTGTCGACCGCGTGTCGAAGGTCGGTGATCGCTCGATCGAGTTCGGCCCTGGCGACCGCTCCCATGGTCTCCTTCGTGTCACTCATCGTGCACCTCCGATTGCCTGGAGTCGCCACTGCATCCACTCGTCTCCGTAGACCGAGCAGCCCATCTCCATCGCGACCGCGGCCGAGATTCGGATACGGCGCGTGCCGTCGAGGCGGTACCAGGCGAACTCGTGCGGGAAGTAGACCGGTACGCGTTCGGGCGAGGTCACCCAGCGGCGCACCTTCCACCCGTTGGCGAGCGCCTTCGTCTGTAGCTCGGCCTCGCATGCACCGTTGCAGGTCAGACACAGGGTCAGTCCGTCGACGGCGGTCGGCACGTTGCGAGATCCGCCCATGCCCACTGCGCGGCGGTGCTGGAACGTCTTCTCGAGTGCGCCGCACATCACGCAGCGGTATCCGTCGCGGAGGTACACGCCGCCGCGCACCTCGTCCGTCGGCGCGGTCACGATGCCACCGCGAGCAGGAACTCTGCGACCGCATGACCGAGGTCGCGCGCAGCTGGTGGTGTGACCGCGTTGCCTGCCTGCTTCACCTTGTCGCGCTTCGATCCGCGCAGCACGTAGTCGCGAGCGAAGCCCATGCCCGCCTGGATCTCGTGCGGCTCTAGCATCCGGAATCCGGCGTCGTCGACGTCGAGGCTGAGCGGTTCGGGCGCCCCGATGAGGGACTGATGCCCGGCCGTGGTGAGCGCCCGCAGCGGTTCGTGCACGGGCGTCGACATCTGCCCGCCGTCGCCGCGTGCGGTGTTGTTCCGCATGACGAGCGCGTGATGGTTGCCCTCGGCGCTGACCGTGTCGATCGGATGCGAGGTCGGCTTCGCGACGCCGTGGTTTCGCAGCGGCACGAGCAGCCCGGTCTCGTTGCGCGTTGACTGGGTGCGCATCGGGTCAGCGACGGATGCTGCGCTCTTCCCTTCGCGGCCCTCGACGGGCACGAGTAGCGAAGCATGCAGGCCGCCCGCGACGATCGACGGCAGCACGTCGGCCACGGGCCTCGACCGGGACTCGTCGTTGCCGCTGAGGTTGTTCACGATCAGCGCGTGGTTCGCGCCGTCCGCCACGACCGTCGGCAGCGCGTCGTCGAGAGTCTGCGTCCGCTCACGCTGACGGAACTGCGCGAGGAACGGCGGGATCGCGAGACCGTGCTCGGCGGTGCCCATCTGCGCCGGCATCGGCGAATCGAGGTCCGACACCCGCAGGTAGTTCGATCCCGTCGTTACACCGTCGTACGTGTTGCCGGCGGCCTTCGCGATGATTGGCGCCCAGTGGCGTTCGATGCCGCGACGGATCCGCTCACGAGTCTTCTCGGCGAGCGGCTTCGCACGATCGCCGATCCGCTGCGCAGGCAGCGACCAGTCGATGATCGACTCGGCGGCCAGCCAGCCGGGCTCGATGACCTGGAAGCACTTCGGGCACCGGTAGAGGTACTGGGCACGGTAGCGGCCCCAATGCTCGGCCTTCTTGAACGCCTGGACCGCCTGCACCTCGCCGTGCTCCTGGCAGACCGCCATCGGGCTCGTCCACTTTGAGACGTTCGGACCCTGCAGCTCCTTCGTCGCGAGATCCTCACGCCACATCACGATGTACATGCGGTCGCGGGACTGCGGCGCCGGGAGACCGCCGATCTGTGCGTGCATGCTGTTCAGCCACACGAACTGCATCCGGTAGCCGAGCGAACGCATCGCCATCTGCCACGCCTCGAACTGATCCCACCGGTATGCGTCGACGACGTTCTCAAGGATGATCGCCATGTAGCGGTGGTGCTCGGCGAATCGCGGGATGTCCCACATCGTCGCGCGGGACCGGTTGGCGGCCTCGTCGGGCAGCGGACGGGTGCCGTCGATCTCGAACAGCGCCTGGTCCTGCTGGCGCTGACGCTTGATGCCCTTCGCGATCGAGTGGTTCGTGCATTCGGGCGATCCCCAGAGCACGTGGGTTTTCGGGAAGTAGGCGGGGTTGACCTGCGAGATGTCCGCCTGCGAGTGGTCGGTCTCGGGGTGGTTGATCTGGTGCGACTCGATCGCGAGGGCCCAGTGGTTCGCTGCGATGACGACGCGGTACCCGACTTCGACCAGTCCCGAAGATGATCCACCAGCACCGCAGAACAGGTCCGTCACCGTGAGTCCGTTCCAGGCCACGTCGGGCTTCGCGTAGCCGACCTCGGCGTTCATCGGGTCACCCCCGATAGAGTGCGCGCATGGAAGATCCCCTGATGCTCACGGTGCAGATCGGCCTGCTGATCCTCACTGGAGTCGCAGCCGCCGCCGCCGTTCGGCAAGCAGTCGCTGCTCGCGATGCCGAAACGGGAGCGAAGGGCGCTCTCAAGGCAGCGAAGAAGTCCGCCAAAGCCGCGAAGCAGCAAGCGAGTGCCGCAGAGGTGCAAGCGGGTGCAGCCGAGGTGCAAGCGGGCGCCGCTGTTGACGCCGCTTCCTCCGCCACTCGCCAGGCAACGGCTGCCGAGTCGCGACTCCAGCAGACGGACTTTCACCGCGCGGCGGACCGTAGAGCGGATGCCGTAATGGCGCTCACTCGGATGCTGTACAGGGAGGTTGAGCTCTCTCGCGACCTGGACCTGTGGATGCAGCGGGCCTTCCTCCGGTTCGCCAACGGAGAAGAGTTCATCCGGGCGTATGCGCTGCTCCCCCCGGAAGAACACGACGTCGTGCGGTGGGTCGGTCAGCAGCGAGAGATGGTTCAGGACGCAGTCGACCGCGCAAGTGGTGAGGTCACCGGATCCGCAGGAGTCGGACGATTCCGTTCGCAAGCTGCGAAGATCGCGGCAGATGCCGCTCAGGAACTTCTGAACTGGCAGCGCGGAGACAGGGACGTCGATTCGTTCACTGCAGAGCTGTAGCGTCCGCTTCATCGGTGCTCTCCTCGGAAGTTGGCGTTAAGGGAACGCAGGATGTCGATGTCGCGGCCGATGGCGCGGTCGTAGTCGCGGGCGTACTCGAGGAGCAGCCAGGCGGTGTCGCGGGCTTCCTGTGCGGCCTTGACGCGGTCGTCGGTGGCTCGGGCGAGGTCGCGGCGCTCGCTCATCGGGAGGCGCGGGTACTCGGAGAGCATGTCGCGGGCGCCGAGAGCGACAGCGATCGTCAGTTCGCGTTCGCGCTCGGTGAGCGAGTTGCGGAGGCGGTTCAGTGCCTTCGGGGCGCGCGCGGTGACCTGGCGTGCGTACTGCAGGGCGCCGGCGCACTGGATCGGCGTCGGGAGCATCCTGATCAGCTCGTCTTCGGAGAGGTCCGCGAGGTTCAGCGGGACGAGTTCGATGTCCGTGCCTGTCTCATCGTCGTCAACCTCGCCGGTGACGGGGTCGACGTTCATCGCTTGCCACCCTTCTTGCGGGCGGCCTTGCGACGCTCGGCGCGGTTCTGCGGCGGCAGGTAGTCCTTGGGCTCGGCGCGCGTCGGGGCGACCTCGTCGACGATCGCAGGCGCGGATGCCTCGGCGGGCGGGGCATCCCACGTACGGGCGAGCAGCTCCGTGCGGCGGGTGCGGAGCGCGCGGTGCAGTGCGGTGCCATTCGCGTCGGGGGTGAAGACGCGGGCGGCACGTGCTTCGCGGTCGATGGCATCGAGCAGGGGCACGGACTGCACGGCGGCGATCTCGGCCGCCCAGTCGCGCTCTGCGGCCGGCACGGCATCCGTCACCTCGGCGGGCAGGGTGCGGTCGTCGGCTTCGTCCTCGATGCGGACGTCACCGAGGAGCTCGCGGAACGTCTGCCGATAGGCGACCATCCGGACCGTGCGGCCGAAGTGACGCATCGGCGAGCGCAACCACTTCCCCGCCCACTCCTCTGACGCCTGCGGGAACTGCTCATCCCAGCGGATGATCGCCGTCGTCGGGATCCGCACGTCCTTGCGGTGCACCGCGACCCGCGCGAACTGCGGGTGTGCGATCTCGTCGGTCGGGGACCATGCCGGAGTCCACGTGACACCGTCATCGGAGAACTCGATGACGCCGGTGCCGTCCCAGAGGCCGGAACCGTTGACGATGCGCTCGACCTCGGCGATCGTCTTCACCTCGGGAACCGTGATGGGGTCAGACATTCTCGGCCTCCTGGAAGCGCAGCGCGGGTGCCTTACGGATCGTCAGCGGGTAGACCTTCTTGGCGGCGGCCTCGAGGATGGCGAGGTCGGCGCGCAGCTGCTGCACGCTGGCGTGCACCTCGGGGGCGTCGGCCTTCCACGCGGCCTCGTCGATCGAGACGGTCTCGGAGACCGTGGCCTGGAAGCCGCCGTGCTCGCTCATCCCGACCGCGCCGAAGCGGTTCGCGTGCGGGATCTCGGCGATCGCCGCGGCGAGCTTCTCCTTCGCGGGCTTCTCCGCGGCGGTGGCGGCGTCGAGCGCGCGCTTCAGAGGAGCCCATTCGGCGAGTGCGGCGTGCACGTAGTCCGGGAGGAGGTCGATAACGGGGCATCCGGCGTCGCGCCATGCGATGAAGTCGTCGGCACGTTCGACGAGCCAAGCGATCATCTCGGCGTCGCGCGGGACGGGGATCCAGGTCGCGCCATCGACGGGAGGCATGTCGTCGTCGTCGCGGACCTCGAAGCCGTAGAGGGCGTAGTCGGCGCCGAGCACGTGGATCTGCCACTGCATCTGTGCGAGGTGCTCGATCGGGATGTCGTCGTTCTTCCATCCGGTCTCGTGGGACTTCACCTCGACGACGACGAGCGCGCCGTCGGGGTCGATGGCGATCGCGTCCGGGGTCGCGCGGTGCAGGTCGTTGTCGACCGATGCCCAGAGCGCTCCGTTCGGGGTGAGGGTCGCCATGCGCTCGGCGGCCTCGTCGAGCAGCGCGGCCTCACGGGCGTGACCGGCGTTGGTCGCCTTGCTGCCCTTGAACGTCGATCCGTTCATCTTCGACTCGACGATGCGGCGGCGGGCTCGGATGCCGGCACGGGCGACGGCCCATGCCTCGGACGCGGTGACGCCCTCGCCGCGTTCCATCATCCAGACGGTGCGGGGTGCGTCCTCGGGCACGACGACGCGTGCCTCGGTGATCTGAGGGGTCATGGCTGGTCCTTCACGGGGATGAGGTCGAATGTCTGGGAGTCGGCGGGCACGACCTTGTAGCGGCCGGACTCGAGCGGTTCGCCGGCTGCGATGTGCTGGTGGATCTCGCAGTCGAAGAGGTCGCCGGTGAGGCGCTCGGCGAGCGGGTGCTGCAGAGTGAACGTGTCGCCCTCGGCGCGCACGATGTGGTCGTATCCGCCGGTGACGTCGACGAGCACAGCGATCGCAACGGCGGCTGCGTCCTCCGCGATCTCCCGGCGATCGCGCGGCACGATGTAGCGCTGCTTGTTCGCGGCCATCTGCTTCCGGATGCCCTCGGCGACGAGCGCGGTGATGACGTCGAGCGACTGGCTCACGACACGTCCTCCTTCCGGATGCCGAACGCGACCGGCCCGGAGGGCTGCGCTACGCCGAAGTCGAAGTCGAGGGTGCCGTCGCCGATGCGCTCGGCGCGGACGCGGCCCATGATGTCGGTGATCGTCTCGACGTCTTCGGCGTCGGCGATCGGCTCGACGAACAGCGCGCCGACCGTCGGTGTGTAGTGGTCCTCGTCGCCGTTGTGGTCGACGGTCGTGCGGACGCAGTCGACGACCATAACGACGACGTGGCGGCGCTCGGGGTGCTTCACGAGCTGCGAGTGCAGTCGCTCCATCCCGTTGGCATCGAACTCCTTCGGCAGCGTGGCCGACAGCTTCACGGTCATGATCAGTCCTTCCCAGGGGTGAACGCGGCGACGAACATCGCCAGGCTGATGAGGCAGCCGAGTTCGGCGCCGTTGATCGGAGGTTGGGCGGCCGCAATGCCGCACGGGATCGCGATGAAGATCGCGACGGCGATGAGGGTCATCCGCCAGGGTGCGAGCGGCCAGATGGTCGACCTCTCAGGGACGACCGGCGCGGTGCGGATGATCACGCTGAGATGCGTGTCCGCGGCCCGCGGGGCGAAGTCGCCCAGCGGAGCGACGTTCTCGTCGCTATCCTGTGTCTGAGGCATGTGCTTGCCTTTCTTTTCTGGCGGGGCGTCCGTGGCAGCGGGCGCCCTGCTTTCGTGTGTGGGGTCAGTGGGTGAGCGTGCCGGCGCCGAGGACGATTCGGAGGCGCTCGACACCGCGCGGGGTGATCCGCACCTGCGGGGCGGCGGGCTTCAGCTCGCCGGTGTCGCGATCGCGGTATGGGGGCATCGCGCGGACCTTCAGGTATCCGGCGTCGACGACGCGGGCGTACGGCGTCCAGCGCTGCTTCTCGCCGCGGTAGATCCAGTTGAGCGCGCTCAGGGAATCGAACAGGCGCTGCGGTCCGGTCTCGATGCCGGCGCGGGAGAGCATCGGCGCGACGTCGCGCACCGCGTAGTCCGTCCCGGCGTCGGCGATCTCGTCCCACGCCTCCGCGCGAGGCGCGAGCACCGCGATCTGCTCGTCCCTCCGCGCGATGATCTCCTGCGCCTGCACGACGGCGCGCGCCATCAGTTGTTCGGGAGTCTCGACGGCATAGGTGCCGGTGCGGCGGATCACCGGGATCACCTCGTGCGTCACCCACCAGCGGAACTGTCGAGCCTCGGGCTTGTCGGACCGGATCACGACCTCGTACATGCCGGACTCGGAGACGATGGTGACTGCGCGGCGCTGACCGCCGGAGCTGATGTCCGTCTGACGGATGTCAGCCTCGTCGAGGCGGGCGGACACGTTGCCGACGTTCGCGATCTCGAGGACGCGACACACGTCGGCGAGCACGAACCACACCTCGCCGTCGATCGTGACCGTGCGGACTTCGCGGTCGGCGTAGTGGAACACCTCGAGCACGCTCATGACTCGGCCGCCTCGAGCTCGGAGATCCCGGCTGCCATGAAGGCGCACATCGCCGCGGCCAGCAGCGCCCCGAACGCCAGCAGGAGAATCAGGAGACCCCACGGGGCGAGCAGCAGTGACACCCAGATGAGGGCGATGCGGAGAACGGCGTACCCTGCGGCGACAGCGCGCAGCACAGGGCTGAACAACGCCACGCCGCTCCGAGCGGTCGGGGCATCCGTCCCCACGGTGCCCCGACCCGCCTGGCCCGATACCCCAGCGGGCACCCGGTCCCCAGACCGGGAGTTCATGACTGCGCCCTCGTCGTCACGAGCGTCGAGCGCACCCACGCGTCGACGTCGGACCGGGAGTAGACGACGGTTTTCGCGGACGGCTTCGCGTAGCGCGGGCCCTTGCCGGCATCGCGCATCCGCTGCAGCAGCGTCACCGTCATACCGGGAATGACGTCACATACCTGCGAGGGCGAAAGCCACTCGGCCGGTGCCGGCGCGGTGCGCGGCTTCATGGCCGTGACGTTGCTCACGAAGCCACCGCCTCTGGTTGCGGGGCGGTCGCGCGCTCCCACAGCACCGGCAGGCCGATGCCGAGGAAGCGAGCCGCGAGCGCCATCTCGATCGCGTTGAACGGGGTGTCTCCGTTCAGTCGACGACCGACGGTCTGCGGTGTCGTGCCGAGAGCGAGCGCGAGTTCCGCGAAGGTTCGACGTTGGCGAGCGAGTTCAGCGCGGACTTCATCGGCGAAGCGTCGAGCTGTGTTCGCATCCTCGGGAGTAGATGCATGAAGTTCCATGCAGTTAACGTCGCATGGAAATCCATGCACTGTCAACCTCGTCATGCGACTTGTGCAAAATTCATGCATTCTGCCATGATTGCCCCATGACCGAAACCGAGTTCGCCGAGCTCTTCTCTGCCGCCCTTGTATCTGAGATCAAGGCCGAGATGGGACGCCAATCGTTGTCGTCCCGCGGCCTCGGGCGACTCATCGGCAAGTCGTCCCAGTACATGTCCGACCGGCTCGACGGCGGCAACACGAAGACAGGGCGCCGCGTCATCCTCAACGTCTGGGACATCTCGTCCATCGCGAAGGCTCTCGGAATCTCCGAGATCGAACTCATCCAGCGAGCCGACTATGTCGCACGTCGGCAGCAGGATTACGACCTGGTCGCCAACGAGTCAATCGATGAGTTCCCCGCCGGCCACGACACAGACTTTGACAACGCATAACCATGCTTCACCGAGGGGGTACCGCATGGACATCTGGAATCTCGCAGCCGATCTAGGCCTGACAGTCCGCGAGCACCGCGGCACTCACCGGAGCGGCTACGCTCCTGGCTCGAGCCACATCGAACTCACGCCGGGGATGCGCGGCCGCATCCTCCGCGGCGTCATGTGTCACGAAATCGGCCACCACGTGCTCGGACACCGCCCGACCGAGTTCGGTCTCATCCGGAAGCGCCAGGAGGCCGCGGCGAACATCTGGGCGGCGCAGACGCTCATCACTCCGGATGCCTACGCCGAGGCCGAGCGGCACCGCGACGGTCACGTGACCGCCATGGCGATCGACCTGAACGTGCCTGACGAGCTCGTCGTCGTCTATCGCAGCACGCTCCTGCGCACAGACACCGCGGTCTACGTCGATCCCCGTATGGGAAGCGGACAGTTCGCCCATCGCGTCGAGGTGCACTGATGAGCGGAACCGTCAGCGCCTACGAGACCGCCGGCGGCAAGCGGTATCGAGTCCGCTACCGGAAGCCGGACAAGTCGCAGACGGATAAGCGCGGCTTCCGCACGAAGAAAGAGGCGGAGCTGTTCCTCGCCTCAGTCACCGTGTCGAAGGCCCGCGGGGAGTACCTCGACCCGTCGCTCGCACGTGTCACCGTCGGCCAGCTGTACGCAACGTGGATCGCGGGGAAGGCCTCACTGAAGCCGTCCGCACTCGCGCAGCTGCCGATCGCTTGGCGTCTTCACGTCGAGCCTCAATGGGGCGAGCGCGAAGTCGGCGGCATCGTCCCCTCCGAGGTGAAGGCGTGGGTGATGGAGCTGACCCAGGACAAGCCCGACGGCACGAAGGGCCGCAGCGCTACCGTCGCCCTGCGCGCGCTCGGCGTGCTCGCCGGCATCCTCGATTCCGCCGTCGACGATCGGCGCATCGCGCGTAACCCCGCTCGCGGCATCAAGAACCTTCCGCGGAAGCCGAAGCGGAAGGCCGGGCGCGTCTATCTCTCCCATGATCAGGTGCACACGCTCGCGGCCGAGTCCGCCCGACCTGAGCTCGTGCTCACGCTTGCCTACACCGGCCTGCGCTGGGGCGAGGCGGCAGCGCTCCGCGTACGGAACGTCAACCTCCTCCGCCAACGCCTGCACGTCGAAGAGAACGCCGTGCAGGTCGACGGCGTGATACACGTCGGCACCCCGAAGACCTGGCAGATCCGCTCGGTGCCGTTCCCGAAGTTCATCGCGCCGCTGCTCGAGCGCTCGGCACGCGGGAAAGGGCCCGACGATCTCCTCTTCGGCGACGGCATCCAGCACCTACGACCGCCGCGCTTCGGCAACGGATGGTTCGAGGGTGCAGTCTCGCGGGTTCAGAGCGCCGACCCGAGCTTCCCACGCATCACCGCGCACGACCTTCGTCACACCGCGGCATCCCTCGCCATCGCGTCTGGCGCGAACGTGAAAGCGCTGCAGCGGATGCTTGGCCACGAGTCCGCAGCCATCACCCTCGACGTCTATGCTGACCTGTTCGATGACGACCTGAGCGCCGTCTCGAGCAAGCTGGAGGAGGCCGCCCGCGCGCAGAGTGTGGGCAGAACGTGGGCAGCCCTCCTCGCCTGA